GTGGACTGACGTAGCTGACTATGACAGAATATCTAACGTGAATTATTTAGATTTAGATTACTCAGGAGCCCCTATAGTAGCGGCTAGAAAACTAGGACATAACTTTATTGCAGTATATAAATCAGATTCTATCGTAACTCTGCAAGACCAGGGTAGTCCGTTATTCTTTGTGCCTAAAGCAAGACAACAGATAGGCATACTAGGACCTAAGGCTGTAACAGACATACCTAATGGGCATGTATTTGTAAGTAATGATGGTATCTATTTATTCAATGGTGGAGCTATAGAAGCTCTAGCAGATAGAACAGTAGTAAACGAACTCTTTGATAACTTAAATTATACATGGAAAGATAACGTGTATTGTTGGACAGACCTTAAAAACAGAGAAGTAAATATACACTACCCTACGGGTAGTTCAGAAATACCTAACGCAGTATTAATATACAATTACCAGCATAACTGCTGGAGTTCATCTACTCAATCAGCTTACTCTGGTTTTTATAGATACCGTACAGTAGCATTACCCGAAGTTTATTATGGTGCAGCCAGTGGTATAGTACACCAAAGAGATGCATCAGGTACAGACATAAGTGCGGCTATAACAACTACGATAGCAACTAAAGCTTTTCATGGAATGATAGGTGGACAAGTACTTGGAGCTACACCAGAAAATGTAACAGACTATGTACAAGTTAATAGAATACAAACAGATGCAACACCAGCTAGTACTACAGTCAGTATTGGTACAGCTGACCTTGGTACAGACAGCCCTACGTATGTAGGAGAGACTATAACAGACACAGATGGTAAAGCACCTAAAGCAGACTACAATGAATTTGGTAGATACGTTACAGTTAAAGCAGCTAACTTTACAAGTGTATCAGAATTCATACTAGACATGGAAACAGGAGGAGACTCATGATAAAAAACGCAGGAAAGATATCAAAGAAAACAAGAAAGTTTAATCCTGAAGGTTCTGGTTACAACTACACTGCAGCTAAAAAAGCAGGACTGACACCAGTCATGGGAAAAGATGGAAAGAAACATTGGGGGTCTTTTAATCCTAAAACTGGGCAGTTACTAAAAGGAATAAACCACAGTAGTATTAATAAGACAAAAGGAGCAGAGAGAAATAGAATGGCTCGTATTGTAAAAAAAGGTAAGTATTATTATACAGAATCTTTATTTAAGAGGAAAAAGAAATAATGGCAGTTAACGGTTATTCATTTGATGAAATTTCTTTACCTAACCCTCCTACTTATATAGAGGGTCAGCCTATAGAATATGTAACTGTAAAGTTACCTACGTTCTTAAGGTCACAGTATACTGCATTGCTAGATTTTATGTCAGCAGTACAGTCAGGATTTTTAATTAGTTCTGACCAAGTTATATCTCTTGATGCAGATAAGATAACTAATAACACACAGTTCACACAAAGTTTATTTGTAGGAGCAGAAAGTAAAATAAAATTAGATGGTGTCAGCAATCAGATAACAGTAACAGATAACCAAGCTACACCAAGAACTAGAGTTTACTTAGGTAAGTTTTCTGGTACAGCTAATGACTATGGATTAAGAGTTGTAGATGCAGATAACGTAGTTAAGTTTCAAACAGGAGCTACTACATTTATAGATGGAGGAATCATCTCAGCTAACACAGTCTCTGCTACACAGATTGCAGCAGATACAATCACAGTAGACCAAATGGCAGCTAACAGTGTTACTGCTACTGAGATAAACGTAAGCAATCTGTCATCTGTAAATGCTGACCTAGGTTCATGTACCGCAGGTACATTAACTGGTGGAACTATACAGACAGCAGCTAGTGGAGCCAGAGTTAATCTAACTACTGATGGAATCAATGGCTATAATGCTAGTGGTGTACATGTTGTAGACATAGCTAATGATGGTCAGTTTAGATTTGGTCCATCAGGTGGAAGTAACATAACTTGGAATAATACTGCACTTACAATCAATGGTAGTCTTATTACTACTGGTAATATAGTAGAAGGTGAAGTAACTGGACGAGCTACAGCTACATGGAGTGCTTCAGGTATGGGTGCTTGGACTGGTGGTCCAAGTGGTCCCGCTGGCACAGACACTGTACACCATGGGGGTGAAGTATCTGTAGCTAGTATAAACTTTGAAACTGTAGGTAGAGATGTAATGGTATTCTTTACTCCTACATTTTATGCAACTGATAATGATGGTACTGTAGTGCCTACTAAATACTTAAGAACATTTGATGTAACACTACGAATTCGTAGAGATAGTTCTTCTGGTACATTACTAGGTACTCAGTATATACGTCATTCACCTCCTGCTAATACTATTACAACAGATTATAATGCTGGAGCTAGTTTGGTTATATTTGATGCTAGTAGTAATGGTAGTTTGGCGGAGCCAGATGATACAGTATATGTGTGTACAGCACAGGTAACAATATATAGAACAAACGGGGCAAGTAGTCCATTCAGCCATAATAAAGTAGTAGTAACATCAGGCAGTGCAACTGCCGTGGAGTTAAGAGCATAAAAGATAATATGAAAGTTTCTGTATTTGGAACTAAGGGAGATAACATGAGTAAATGTGAATGCAAGAGTCAAGAAGAGAATATAAAAACATTAGAGGGCAAACTCAAAGAGTTTGACCAACTAAAGAGTAATGTAAATTTCTTAGCAGGGCAGATAGCTTTGTTACAAGAACTTACTAAATGCAAGTGTGATGGAGACTGTGAATGCAAGTCAACTGGATAGAAGAGTATATAAAAGAAGTAGGCCCACCAGCAGACTTTAGAGCATTTGCTAAGAATGCATCATCCCAGAATATATGGATAGACGGTGTAGCTGTAGGAATTATTGTGTATACAGTACTAAGTAATACAATTTCTATTCATGCTATCTGGGTACAGAAGGCACATAGGAATCAATTTAAAGAAGCTTGTAAGTATTTAGCTTCATGGGTACAAGAAGAAGGGTTTGATAGAGTAGAATTAATAGCAGACATGAACGTGTGTCATTGGCTAGAAAGATATTTAAAGTTAAAACCTAAACAGAAAATTTATATTACAGACGCTCGTAGCGTCTTGGAGGAATTACATGGGATTTAGTGGCGGTAAGTCTAGCTCAGTAGGACAAGGCGGTCAGACCTCAACACAGAGGCACGCAAGTAATCTACTATTTGAATCATTACTACCAGGGTCAAGTATGACCGGAGGTTACGTAAGTGACCAGAGTACACCTGCACAAAGACTAGCAAGAGAAAGCTCAGTTGGTGGTGGGCCCAGATTAAACGTAGAAAATATGCCAGGTGGTTATAATGATGATATAAGAAAAAATATTGGTGGTACTGTTAAAGGTACATTTGGTGTATCTGATGAAATAGCTCAGAGTACTGTATCTAGGAAGATGGGTAACTACGTACCTAGTGCTAGACAAGAAGGGTTTGGTGCATTAAAAGGACACGGTATGACAGAAGCGTATAGACAACAAGCTGGACCTTATACTAGTGTTCAAGGTAATGGTATGGTTGCGAGTTATGACCCACTAAGTCAACAACAAACAGATGATGTAACTAAAACGTTACTACCTAGTTTAGAAGATATGCGTTACCGTTCTACCTTTGAAAGATTACAAAAAGGAGACTTACCAGAAGGAGCAGCCAGTATCATTAATCAGGGAGTAGACATGGCTAGTGACCCAGGTGGGGCAGCACTAGAGATGGGTAAGAACATAGATGAGGCTGTGTTAAATGGACAGGTGTTAACACTACCTGAATTACCAGAGATATCTACTTTTATAAATAAACAATATGAAGGACTAGCAACACCTATAAAGAATGTAATAGATGATTTAATGTCAGGTGGTATAGAAGCTAACTTACAAGCTTCATTAGATACTAATGTAGAGGCAATGACTGCTCAAGCTAACGAAGCTTTAACAGGTATGTTAGATGATACCTACGGTAGATTTGCTGCTAGTGGAGTATCAGGTGGTGCTATGTTAGCAGCATCTGGAGATGTAACAACTAAGGTTATGGCAGATTTATCTGGTCAGATAGCTGCTCAGTATCAACAGACTGCAGCTCAGATGACACAAGATAGAGAGATTGCACTAAAAGCTGTTCAAACATTAGTAGGACTTGGACAACAAGAACAAGCTATGGTAAACCAAAGACAAGTACAAGAATTAGAAACAACTTTAAATTTAGTTAATGCTAAGTATGCAATGTATACGGGGTTAACTCAACAATTTGTACAAGCTAATTTGCAGTATGCAAATATCATTGCTCAAGAAGTAGACAGAGAAAATACAGAACAAATAAATTCAATGAGGATGTTCTACGAGATACTAGTATCTCTAGCAACAGGTGGACCAGCGTTAAGTAATCAAAGGAGTAAGAGTAGCAACTTCAGTGCAGACTTTAGTGCACTAGCACCTGGTACTCCAGCGGCAGCAAAATAGGAGATAAGTTATGGCAGAAAAAGTATTAAGAAATTTAGCATCAAGTCAACAAGGGCAAGTCAACCTAGGGTCTACCGACCCTATGGCTAGTTTAATGGCTAATCAAAAAGCAGGTATTAAACTAGGTGGTGGTAGGCGAAGTGGTGGCGGTCCATCAACTAACCAAGCTAAGTTTGAAACAGTTTTAAATGAGTCTCCTACAGTTTATGAAGTAAGAAATACTGAAAGATACTATGAAAACTCAGAAGGTAAGGCAACTAACTTAGAAGCACTAGAAGCTCAAGGGTTTGACACTAGTGAACTGCACAAGAGTGCAGCAGAAGGCAGGCCTAAACACGAGTCCATTACTAAAGATGGTGTTGTTATGAATTTAGATAGAGAGAATGTACAGAATTATACTGTAAGAAAAGATAATGGTGATGGTACTTTTGAAGAAAAAGTTATCCAAGGTTATGGGTATAGGAGTAAGGGTGAAGTATTTGGAAATAAGCAATCTATTCTAAGAGCTGGTGCTATGGACATGGCATCAAGAGCAGGGTTCAGCCCAGAACAAGCTGAAGCCTGGTTTACTAAAAACTGGGATAAGCATACTGACCTAGTTAAAGGTGGGGAGAGCCATACCTGGAGAGCTCTAATTAAAAATATACAAATTAAAGATATAAATACAGATACTCTTAGTGAATTTTATAGCAGTTCAGCAGCTGGAGACTGGGGTCCAGGAGATAGAAATAAGGGTGTAATTGAAGCGTATAATGCAGCGTATAGAAGTCCTACTCAGTACACGAAGGTAGGTGCACAAGGGAAGGTACAGCAAAGTAGCCAACCAGGTACAGTAAATGTAGGAAATGATTTGTATCCTGACGAACAACATATATCTCCAGCTAACATATTACGAAAACAAGTTGATGGACTTACTGGTAATGATAGATTTATATTTCCAGATAATACTGGTATCACTTCAAAGAATGTACAATCAGAAGCTTTCAAATCTAGCTTAGTAATGCACAAGGATACTGAAGGTAGTAAAGTACTTGGTTCTTCTTTTAGTATAGCAGAAACATACTTACATCTAAAACAGAAAAATATAAGTGGTGGATTAAATCCAGATGATGGAGCTGACCAGGATAAAGCATTTGATACTCTAGTAGAACTAGGTGTTATCTCTGAGTTTGAGCCAGCAGAGATGAGTCCTGCAGAATCTAGAAAAGTATATGCAGATGCAGTTAACTTTATGAATGACCAGGTATTACCTAAAGCTTTAAAATACGGGCAAGGTTTAAGTGGGGCAGAAAAAGATATCTTACAAGAATTCAACAATAGTGCTCCAGTAAAAAACTTACGTAACAGTTACCTTAGAGCAACACAAAGGAAAAAGTCACTCATGGATAACTTTCTAACGGATACAGATATAGGTAAAGAGATGATGGTAAGTTCTGAAGGGTTATTTAATGATGATTTAATTCAGACAATGGATTCTGATGTACCATTTAGCCCTAACTCTCCAGGCTCTATAGATTCTTTAGTAGATACACTAGCATCTCTAAGTAATAGGGATGAACGTCAAAGATTTATTACTAGAAACTTAAGGGGTAAGCTTACTCCTAAAGGTGAGAGATGGATTAATAGATTAAATAATAATATCTCCTTAGTTCTTAAACGAGTAGACGCTGATATAGATACTATTGGAGATGCATTGGATAGACGACCTGTTGTTAAGCCTCTTGCATCTGGACCTACTTTTGGTAACAGAGTTGAGATGTTCTTTACAGATGACATCAGTCAAGGTAATGATGACATAACTTACAATGGCACTACCTGGCAAGGGGACCCAGAAGATGATAGCTATAATATAGTTAGTGGGTTAGATGCTCTAGAGCAGCATTGGGCTGGGGTAGAAAGTTTAAACTTTAAAGAAAATAATGTAGAAGTAAGTAACCATAACTTTATATTTACTGTTATTAACAAAGCTAAGAATGACCCAGAGTATAAAGCAAAGTTACAAAGAAGAGTTGGGTTAACTGATAATCAATTGAATGTTTTACTAGATACAGTGCCTGATTTAAATGAGTTTGAATTGGATAGGGAGTTACTGAATATACGAAGTATACGAGAACAACCCGTACAAAATACAGAATCAACACAAGTTCAACCGGTGTTACCAACTGGACCAAAAGGTAATGATAAGTTTATACCAGATTTTCTAAGAGAAAGGAGTGAGTAATGGCAGTTGTATCCGACATAGTAACTGGAGCACTAAGTAAACAAGCTAAAGAAGTAGGCGTAACTAGTGCAAAGGTAAAAACAATCAAAGACCAAGTTGGCACTGAGAGTTTATACAATGAAGCTCTAGAAGATGAAACTGATTCTCTGTATAATACAGAAGATTATGTCTACTCACGTACAGATATAAATCCAACTATGCATGCTCTAGCTAGTGTAGGTAGGAGTTTAGATGTAGGAGAGTCAGAACAAGTAAAAGCAACAAACTATGGTAAAGCTTTTTTATCTGGTGTTACTCTAAATAACTACGACTACACACCTGATGACATGTGGAGTGCAGAAGGTGTAACAAAGATGATAGGAGAAGTTGCTCCATTTTATCTTCTTTGGCAAACTGGAGCTGTAGTTAGTGGTAGAGCTGTTGCAGCTTTAAACTATGCAATGGGTGGCAAAAGAACACAAGCGGCTGTAGCCGCTGCCAAGAAAGCTGGTCAATTCCAATCCCGTAATACACAGTCGGCTAATCCTTTTCTTAAAGCTGGTAAATTAGCTCCAGAAAATGCAGCAATTGCTAAATCTTTTCAAGAAACATGGGCAGGATTTATACCTCAGGTTGGTATAGAAGCCGGTCTATGGACTGGTATAGACCCAACACTAGAAGGAGCTGAAGGATTTAAGACTGCTGTTGCTTATACTGCATTAGGTCAAACACTAGGTATAGGATTAAATAAGTATTTTTTACAGAGAGGAATAAAACAAAAGAAGTCTAAAGTATTAGAAACAAAAGGTACGGACACTGAGACAATAGATGATGCTGTTGAATCACTAGTAAAGACTCAGGAAAACGAAGAAGTAAATATACTCCAACAAAAAATAGAAGATAAAATATCTACAATAGACAACCATAAAAAGAATGTAGAAAGTAAAAGTAATGAATTAACAGGAGAACTATTAAAAACAGATGAGCCTGAAAAGATGATAGCAAAAGTAGAAGAAGATATTTCTTATAAAACACCAGAGCAATTACAGGAAGAGATGACTGATACTATAGGAAGAGCTATAGAACCAGACCAAGTACAGAGCCTTACACCTACACCTACACCTATAACTGTACAAAAGATTATAGACAAAACTTGGACTGTAGATATACCTAAGACAAATCCTAAAACTTTACATGTCTTTGGAGACAATGCAGCTGAAGTAGGTTCAGGGCCTTTCTCTGGTTCTGCTGTAGTAAGAAATAATGACAATGCTCTAGGTATTGTAACTAAAAAATCACCCAAAGAATTTTATACAGATGCTGACTATGATACAGTTGCTGAGTTAATAGAAGGAAACCTTGCTAAAATAGAAGAAGCAATGGCTTCTGGTAAATACAATAGATTAGAATATGTTCCGTTAGGAACGGACAAAGCTAAAATAAAAAACTCTGGTAATACAAAAAGATTATATAAACTTTTAAGAGATACAGAGAAAAGATTAGCTAAAACAGACTGGGCTTCACTTAAAGCTATAGAAGGACCGTTACCTGACCCTAAACCTAAAGCTCTGGATACATTAGATACAGAAATTATAAAAAGAACTAATCCGTTTGACCAAAAAGTTAGTGATAACCTTCGTGTAATTAAGATAGGTAATGAGTATGTAAGTATTAATTCCAGAGATATACCCGCTAAACTTAGGAACTCCTTAGATGCAGAAGTAGGAGCACCTGGTAAAACTCTAGAAGTATCTACCAAAGGCGATGCCTTTGGTAAACAGTACTCTGCATTTAATGCTAAGTTTAAAACAGGTAGGTATAAAGGGCAGACATCTAAAGGTAACACAGGTAAGTATAAAGGAGAGACATCTGCGGAAGCAATGAAGAACCTAAAGCAAGAAGGGTACTTAGGGATAAGACTGTCAGATACTATTGAGGATGTAATACAAAGGAAGTCTGGTAAGGCTACACAAGAAGATTATAGAAAACTATGGAAAGAATGGTTTAACCAGCACCCCGCAGAATTTAAAGATATACAAGCACAGTTAAGAGCAGGGACAGTTCTTAAGGATTCTCTTGCTACGAAAGGACGTATTAACCAAGCAGATATTATCACAGATATAGTACGTAAATTAGATGCCCCTAAACCTATAAAGATTACGCATGCATATACCAAAGGAACTATAGATGGAAAGAATACAAATCAACTAATAGCTGAGGGTCTACGTACTCAAACTACTAGAAATGACCGTGTTTTTAAAGCTAAAGCTGGGGATATACTAGAGTCTACCGGTGGGGGTATAACTGAATATCTACAAGTAACTAAAGTAACTAAAGGATATAACCTTAAAGATTTTGCAAAACAAGGTTATGTAAGTGAAGCAGCTTACAAGCAGGCTGTTAAAGGTTCTGCTAAAGGTAAAACTACGTATGACTTTGTTAGAGTAGATAACCCTGATATAGCTGGTCAAGTTAAAGATGTCTTTGTAGATTATAGTAAATTGGCAGTAGAAGACCAAGCAGAAATTCAAAAGATAATAAAAAGTAAAAAAGTGTCTTACATAGAGTCTAGTACAGCAGTAGATAATCAAGGTGGATTTGATAATCCACTTTTAGTAAACCATGATATCAATGTCGAAAGTGGCAAAGATATTAGAGATGGACTTGGTAATACTATGCCAGATTTCAGTGTAAAAATAACACCCAGTACTTTAGTACCCGTAAAGTTCACTGAACTACACATGAAAGTTAGGAAGTTGGATACAAAAGTAGTAATTAATGGAGTTACTCTGCCTAAAGGAAAAGAACACCTAGCAAATATACTTAAGACAAGCACAGGTGATGAAGCAGCAAAACTTACTGCTATCTACGGAAGATTTACAGAGGATGTTTTAGTACCACCTACTGGAATACAAATAAATACTGTACAAGTCTGGTCTGATGGAGCAGATAAATATGTATCACGACCTTTTGATATAGTAGATTTAGCTGTAGGTGAACATGTTTTAAAGCAGGTACTAGATGCTTCAAATAGAGTACGTGCTAAAGTACAGAAAAATATTGACGTGCTGTTAAACCCAGCAGACCCTATTGCAGCAAAAGTAAAAGGAATAAAAAAAGGTAGTGTACAGGGTGTAGAAGGCGAGGTACCAATAACCGTATATGAACCTGGTAAAAAACCAAGTATAGGAGATAAGGATGCTGTTCTTGATGTAATAAGGAATAGTCAAACTAGCTCTAAAAGTCGTTCAGTAGTAGATACTACCGGCATGTACTCAAGAGCAGTAGGTGGTGATAGTACTAACCCTACTATACTTAGAAAAATAGTAGAACATAGAGCAGAAGCTATAGACGAATATATAGGTAAGGTTAACTCAGTGGATGATAGAAATAAAATAGCTCATTTTATTTTTAAATCTTTAGGTAAACACACTAATGACTATATGATTGTAGGTACTAAAGGTACAGAGGTAAGTGCAACTCAAAGATTAATTACAAATGAAGCAGCTCAAAAAACATATATAAAAAAAGGATATGATAATCTTTCTGTAGATGAAAAAGCTTATTTCCTAAAGAGATATAAGCAGCTTGTTAAGCAATATGAGAGACAAGTAGGTACAGAATTAGATTCATTACAGGAATCGTTTGGCATATCTAGAGATAAATTTCAAAGTGTACTACACAAAGACAAGTTAATTGGCAAGGAAGAATATGATGTAATGGTTGCTAAGTCACAGAATGCTCAATCATTAGAGGTACTTAGAGACACAGAAGATATAGTAAGATACCTAGAAGATAATCTTGGTATACAAACTAGGAAGCCTATAACTACAAATACAAAATATAAACAACAAGAAGGTACATTTGACCCAGCAATACACTATAATAAAAACAATGAGTTTGTATTAGAAAATCTAGGTTGGAATAAATCTTTTAGTAACATGAGTGCTAATAAAAGGCAAGTAGTAGAGGATGTGTACTATGGAATTAAACATAGACATAACAAGAAATCTAACCCAACACCACGAGAATCTCTAGTGGGACTTGCAACAAGCTTAGAGTTTCAAGGTATGGGGAAAGCTGCTAATAGGATTACTCGTTTACTAGAAGGTACTACCCCCTCATCATCTCCGATTGTATCCACCAAGTGGCCAGAAGCAATGAAGAAACTAAAGCAAGAAGGGTACTTAGACTTGGGAGAAATGAGTGAGGCTATAGTAGGTAGCTATAAAGGTAAAAATGCTAGGCTTCATTTAGTTCTGTTTGATGAAACTATAAGAAACTCAAAGTTTAAAGGTAGTGTTATGGAAAGTATACAGTTCATACCAGTGCTTGAAAAAAGTCAAAACATGCAAACTGCTGTAAATACATTCTATAAAAGTAGGGGTGCAGCTGTAAAGACTATGAAAAAAAACTTGAGAGCTACCCTTGAAAAAGAAAGAAGGTTTGTTAAAGAAGTTGATGCAGATGGTAAGCCAACAGGAAAACTTACAAATGTAGAGATATCTACTAAAAGAAATAAAGATTTACGTAGAAGACTAGACACTAAGCAGGTAACCTCAGCTGACCTTGGCTATGTGGAAGCTTACAAGTCTGTTGACAATCAGACAGAGGCAATACTTAGTGGTCCAACACAATCTTTTCATGCCCGTAGTAACCCTGCATTTAGATTTAAGAATACTCCTGTAACTAAAGAACTGGTACAGATGTTACAAGAAGAGTTAACTAACTTCTTCAGTACTGGTGGTCACGGAAACCTAGACCCCGGGATTATTCAAATGAATTTTAATTCTATGTTAAAGAAGAAAGGCATAGACGTAAAGAAGTTGCCTACTAATACTACTAACACTGTACCAATACAAAAACAGAGAGTACGAGATTTTATAGATAACTTACACAAGCAAGCTGCTGCAGTAAGCCTTGGTATAAAAGACGGTAGTGCTAAGAATATAATTCTAAAACAAAAAGTAACCAAACAACTTGTAAAGAACATGGATGAGTATACTGGTTATGATAGTAAACTACTTGAAAAAGAGACTACTGAATTACAGCAGATGTTAATGGAGTATAGAGATTTACTAAATAAAAATAACTTAATGGAAAGTGGTAGTGAGCAGTCACTTCATAAAGTAATAACTGGTATGGATGGACTAGATACACTCTTAAAGAATGGAGCTATCAATAGTAAACAAAGTAGATATATTATAGACGATGGTGTTAGTCATATACTAAAAGAACAGAAAACAGGTGTACGCAAACAGAGTAAATATCCGGTGAATAACATTGACCTTGATAAACTTAAAAAAGATATAGAAAGTATCTTTAATCTAAGGAAGTCTATACAAGAATTTGATGATGTAGTACTAGACAATCCTACTATCCTTAAAGTACAAACACCTGAAATGAAAGCTACTATCTCAGGACAATTTAGTAAGTTAATTAAAAATGATATAGCTAGTTGGATGCAAGATGGTGTTATGGGAATAAAACCAGGGATGCTACAAGGTAGTAATGAACAACTTCTCTTTAAGCAAAGATTTAAAGCAGCATTGGATACTAATGATACTACCGCACAGGCTAGCATTCAAGAGGAGTTTATCAGATATCTAACAGGTAATGAACGAGCATTCTTACGTATAGCTCAAGAGTTAAACTACATAAATAGATTTCCAACTGAACTATATTATCTGCATAGAGCATCTCAAGGACTTGAACCTAATCTAGTAAAAGCCAAATACTTTAGAGAGGCTACAGAAGATTTAAATAGTATACAGATGTCTAAACTCATGGATAACTTAGAACATGTTGATACCACTGGTCATCCTGAAAGTAATTACATAGCAGACAAAGCAACTATAAATAGAGAAGAAGGAATACCTCCTGGACCAACAGGTGATAGCCCTGCTATAACGCAAGGTTCAACCGGTGAAACATTCTCACCAATAGGTGAGTATTTCTGGTTAGACCCAAAGAGGCAGTTTGCTAAGTTGTTTAAACGATATGGAGACCCTGTTTTCTTAAGTGTAGTAGATAACATGCAGTACGCTAGTCGTGCATTAAATGATTTCTTAAACATAGGGGATACACAGTTTATTAAAGGACCAAGTATGAAAAAGGTAATCTTTGAGGAGCAAGATGGTATGGCTATTTATAAAGACCAGCTTATAGCCGACTCTAAATTCCCTAAGATTAATAATGAGGACAACTTTGAGGAATTAGTAGCCACACCTGCATTAAACTTCTGGAAAGTCTCTCACCAAAAGATGTCTGACCTAGCTTCAGACCATTACTTCATGTTTAAACGAGAAGTTATGGCTACAGGATTATGGAAAGAAGCAGATGAGATATCCTTTGGAGACTTCGTACGTAGAACTACTAGTGATGACCCTATCTACAGAGTGCCTAAGGTATCTGAATTAATGCGTGAGTATTTATTGGGTAATGATTCTTTGTTATATAAAGCACAAAAGAAAGATGGTGATTTTCTTCTAAAAACTTTTGGGCAACAAGCAGGGAATGAAGCACCAGCAGAATATCTAAGAAGAGTTCAGTCTAATCTTAGAACTGTAAGAGATACTGTCACTAATCAAGGACGTAAAGAAGCTAATGATTATCTAAATTCATTACGTAGTAAGAATTTGATATCCAAAGAACAACATAAACTTATGGAGCGTAAGATGGTAGGAGATATCCCAGGATATATGCCTATGTTTGTGGATGGTCCTATACTTATACAAATTAAACATTACAAACTAGATAAGATGGGTGTACGTAGGTTAGATAAAATTGATAATGTAGGTACTACACAGAATCCCAGAGATGCTGGTGATAGAGTAAACGAATGGATGGGCTCCGGGGAGACTCAACGATACGGAGAAGTGTATGACGAGAGTATAATACAACTGACTATCATGAATAATAAGAGTGTAATACCACCTGGTTCTAATGCAACGGATGAACTAGACATGATAGCTACAACGTCACTAGGTAATCTAAAGAAATTTATACAGACTAATTCTTTAATAAAAGGATTTGATAATGCAAAGATATCAGAATATATAGGTAGCCATTCCATGCAAAGACAGTTTGATAGTAATATAATTACATCAAATAAATCAATAGAAGAAATGGTACAACGGTATGCATATAGTCAAGCTAAAGATGGATTCTTTGCTAAGTCATTAGCTGAACTAGAATATGCCAAAAGCATAGCAGATAAGAACGGTCATATACATACAAAAGAGTATCTAGATAGATGGGGTAATGGTTCTCTTGGTAAGAAAACAAACTTTGAATCAGGTGTAGATGATACTATTAATAAGATTCTACTAGGTATGCAGAAGTTTCCTAAGGTAGCTGCTGTTCTGGATAGTATGGGTATGTCTCCAGGTACTAATAGATTTAGGTCACTAGTTGGTGCTATCACAAAGTCGTCTTCCTTTGTAGCTTTAGGGTTTAACCCAGCTACAGCTTTACTACAGCTGACTATAGCAGGAACTAATATCCTTCCACTTGTAGGGTTTAGGAATATGACTAGGGCTTACGGTAAAATAAACAAAGTAATGAACCCACCTAAGGGTGGGCACAAAACTCTAGACATGCAAAACTATGAATACATCTTTGACTATCTAGATTTAAGAGGTCTAAAGAATGATGGTACAATTCAAGGTATATATCAGAATGCTAATCAACCCTTGGTAAAAAACAATGATGGATTCGTGCAGAAAGCACGTCAAGGTAAATATAAAGAAGCTGGTAGTGAAGCTGCCAGAGCAACAATGAATCTTAGTATGTGGGGATTCCATAAAGCAGATAGAATGCCTAGGATGATAGCGGCTATAGCCTCTAGAGATATGGCTAATGATATACTTGAAAGTATATATAAGAAGATGAGGAAGGATGGATTTGCAGAGGACCCTTTTAATTATTTAAAGTTTAATGAAAGAATTATGTATGAAAAAATGCAAAGGCTAGGGTTAACTAGTAAGGACAAAGTTAGAGCTTTAGATTCTGGCGTACTAAACAGATTGAAGAATGACTTTGCTATAGATTTTACTAACGCTACTAACCACAGTTATAATGCTACTCATGTACCAATAGGTTTTACAGAGACAGGGCTTCGTCCTTTCTTACAGTTTAAAACTTGGGTACAAAAACAGACTATGTTCTGGTTTAATATCATAGGAGACAGACCTACGAAAGCTGGACTTAAAGAACAGTATGAAGATTTAATGTATGTTACAGGTGCTATGGTAGCTCTTGGTGGTATATTCTCTTTACCTGGCACACAAGAAACAGATGCTGTTATGAGATTTGCTTTTGGAGTATCACCTAAAGCTTGGATAATG